GTGTTGTGCTTGCACGTCTCGCAGCCCTGCTCCAGTTTGGCGAGGTCCGCGCAGAGCTTGGCGATGACCCGCCCCCGCTCGTCGTAACTGGCCCGCATCTCGTCGAGCGTGGACAGGACTTCGCGGAGGTCAGCGATGATGCTGTGATTCTCGTCGGCCGGCGGAAACACGTTGTTCACCGCGCCCCGCAGCCGGTCCTCGGCGGTCATCGCTTCCCCCGCCGCGTATCCAGCAGCCAGCAGATCCAGATGCCATACAGCACGATCCCGATGACCGCGCCCAGGCCCATGTCCAGCGCCCGCCCTGCGTCCATGTCGCCCCCCCCTTGCCTTAGAGCTCCAGCCGTCCCACGATGCGGCAGAGCGTGGCGATAACGTCCAGCACGCGATCTGCCTGCCTGCTCACGGCAATACCGAGGTCGCTGTGCGACTCCACGGGCTGCACTTCGGCGGTAGCCGGCGGCATCGGCTGGAGCGGAACCAGCGCGTCCCCGATCCGGTTCTCCAGATGCGTCACCTGCTTTTCGAGCGTCGAGATGACATCGCCCAACCGAAGCATCTCGGAGGTCACGAACGAAGCTGTCTTGGTTTCCTGCGTTGCCATGATTCCAACTCCCGTTGTCGATTCCGGCTGGCCAGGCCCGCCACGGCGCGACGGTGCATCCGGCGCATCGCGTGGCGTTGATCTGGCCACCTCTATACAGGTTGCAGGGCTACGCAGGGCGTCCACGCAGCCCCCGCCCGGCCCGGCCAGCCGAAAACCCTATACGCCTGTCCGCCGTGTCGTATCCAACCCCGCGAGGTCCGCGACAATCGCCGCCGCCTCGCTGAGTGTGGCCGAGTCGTTTTCGCACCAGGCGTCGGCACGGCGCTGAATCGCCCACAGGGCTTCGGTCTGCGCCTGCTGCTGGCTCACATGAGCAGCGAGCGCGCCCAAGGCTTCCTCGGCCCGACACGTCCAACATCTCGACGCGGGGAGGCACCAGTCCTCACACTCGCCGTACTTGATCTTTGAGAACGCAAGCGCTTGATTCAAATCCATCGTTCACTCGCTTTCTTTCGGTGACGGCACGGGCTGCGCGTCCAGTTCGGCCAGCTTCGTCAGCACAGCCCATTCAGGCGCCCGGTCGTCACTGCCACCGCACTCATCCAGCCACACCCGCAGCCCCCCGACCACCCCGCGCAGGCGATCACGGTCGGTGCGGAAGTCAATCGCTCTCGCCTGTTGCTCCACCGCCGTCGCCCTAAACGACTCTGCCTGCACGCGGTAGTGGTCGGACAGGCCCGTCCATGTTTTGACTTCATCGCGCAGCCGTGCGGCGTCGGCCTCGGCACGGTCCCGCTGCGCCTCAACCTGTGCTGTCGCGTTGCGGCAGTTGATGTGTGCCGGGTCGCGGCGGTCACACTCGGCAGCCAGCGTTAACCGCTCGATTTCATCTGCCATGAGCGCCTGTGTGGCCCGCGTCGCAGCGTGGGCCTCACGCTCGGCCAGAAGCGCCCATTGATGGCCCGTTGCCGCCTGTCGGCACGCCTCGGCATCGCCCTGCGCTTCGGCTAGTTTCGCGAGGGTCGACTTGGCGGCATGGCTATAACCACGGTTGTATACGACGTTATGGTTGTTGTTGCGAATCTCGCGCATGAGCCACTTCCTTAACCCCTCCACTACCCCGATTGACGCCAACCGCTCGGCGGCCAGTGCCGTTTTCGCGTCGGCCAGCGCGCCAGACCTCTCGGCCAACTCATCACTTAGGGCCATCACCTCGTCCCGCGTCTTAGCGTGGGCCTCGCGCTCTACTTGCAGGTCCGACCGGGCGCAGTCCCGCTCAAATTTCAGATCGACGTTGGCCGAGTTCAGCGCAATCACCAAATTGGCGTCCCGCCCACGCTGTTCCTTCAGCCGCTCGTTCTTAGCCTGCAACGCCTCGAGGCGGTCGGCCGCGTCATAGATCGGAGTGTATGGCGGCTGGCTGTCGGCCGGGCACGCCACGAACCAGTCAGCCGCTTGCCGCACGTATCCGGCCATCTCAGCCGTGGTGTAGGGCAGTTCCGCCGTCGTCATCTCAGCCACGGTGGTTCTCCCCCATCTCGGCCGTAACCATAGGCCGTGTCTCGTTGTGCGGTGACCGTGGCAAGCTCAGCCCTCAACCGCACGATCTCGGCTCGGCACTCAATAAGAGCCACGGCATCAGCATCGCGCCGAGCGATACCGACACAATCAAGGTCATAAGCGAGAGCCTTTTCTGCCAATCGCGCAATCTCGGCGTTCCCGGCCAGGTGTTCAGCCTTCCAATATTCAGCCGTCTTCCGAGCCTGCTCCAGCTTGGCCTGTGTTTCGCGGATACAGTCCCGGCATTCGCCGCACCGTGGGCAGGCCGGGCCGTGCGGCACACACTCGCTCATCGCACCCTCCACACCCGGACCATCCGCGCATGCCCGACCACGCGCCGGGTCCGGTCGTAGCCCACGGCCTCGATGATGCCCCGCACGGCCAGCCCGCGCAGGAACGCCCCCACGCCGTTGTTGCGGCCATCAGGCGACGGCAGGCCGCAGGCGTGTACCAGGTCATCAGCGGTGAACGTGCGGCCCTCAGGCTGGCACAGGAGCCAGTGTTCGGCCAGTTTGCGCCACCAGGCCGCCTGCACCAGCGCCCGCGCCGTGCCCCGGTCCCGGGCCTTCGCCGATGCCGGCGCGTCGAACAGCAGGGGCTGGGTCATCGCTGCACCACGACCCTTTTCAGCCCGAGCAGGGCCAGCACGCGGTCCGAGAACGCCCGCCGCCCGGCCAGCAGGTCACACAGGTAGCTCTGACTCAGCCCCAGCGCCACCGCCGCCGCCGCCTGGGTCGGGTGCCGGGCGACGAACTGCTCGAGGGCCACAAGCGGATCGCGATTCTTCATCGCGCACCTCGAACGTCCAGAACAAGATGGCGCACGGTTTCGGTCGTACAGCCGTCGCGCCGAGACTGGTCCGCGAACGCCCGAGCCTTGGCGCGTGAGTTGAACGCGAAGAGGCGCCCGTCCTTGTCTGAGATCGCCATGCCATCCGTGCGGTCCACGACGATCCAGTGACATCTGTAAACACGCTTGCCATACAGAAGTTTCTTGCTCATGGATACTAATATACGCGAATCAGTGTAGATTGCAAGGGGCCTCGCCCGGTTTATTTTCAGGACCACGCTGTACGTAACAACGGCTGAGTCTGAGGTTAGGGTTTCCGCCTCTTAGCGTCAGTCCCAGCGGTCAGGCCCGCAGACAACCACGACGGGCAGGTCACGCGAGGTTGACCGGACTGCATGACGCCGTGTACGCCCATCAGACCGGCGATCCGTCCGGGGGAGTCTGGATGCCCGCCCCGTGGACCAAACGTGACCGCGCTCCGGGCAGGGCTTGCAGCCCCTCAGATAACCCGGCTACAGGATACCCGTGGTCCCCCAGATTTTGAGTCCCTGGAGTGCTGGACATCGGCCCTGGCTCATACTGCGAGTCCGGCCGCGTGAGCAGGCTGCGGGCCTACTAGCCGTTGCGACTACGCCAACAGCTCCCGCTGCACCCCGCTCATGCGCCGTTGCGCCAGAGCGAGATACGCCGGGTTCAGTTCAGTGCCGATGAATCGCCGGTTCAGCTTCGCGGCCACCACGCCAACCGTGCCGCTACCAGCGAATGGGTCGAGCACAATATCGCCAACTCGAGTACTCGAGACCACGCAACGCCGGGCGAGCTCAGCCGGCATAGGCGCGGGATGCGTACCGTCAGAATCGGAACGGATGTCCCAAACCGAATGGCCCCACCATGACTCATGCGGATCGTCCATTTGGTAACGTTCCGACTTGGCGAGCAGGAACACATACTCGTGCGACACGGCCGGCCTGTCGATTCGCATTGGCTCAACAGCCGAAGGCTTACGCCACACCACGGCCGACCGGAGATACCAGCCGTCACGCCGAAGCGCGTCGGCAACCGCGAACGCGACCAGTGTTAGATCCTTCATCTTGAAACCGGCCGGGGGCATTCTGAAGCCCTTACGTTCGCGCACCGTGTCCCAACACGCCCTGCCTCCCCGGTTGCCTCCGCCGCCCTTTCCACTTGCCGCGAACACGTCTCCAACATTGAGCCAGAGCGATCCGTCGTCACGAAGAACCCGATGGACCTCACGAAACACGGACACAAGGGACGCCACGTAATCAGCGGGATCTCGTTCGAGTCCCAATTGTGCCGCGTGGCCGTAGTCTCGCAATCCGCCCCAATAGGGCGGCGAGGTGACGCAGCACTGGACGGTATTGGATGCGATGGGAAGGGAAAGCGCGTTGGCACGAACCAGCATGTGTCACCCTCACTCAAGGTGTGTGACCGGCCCCCGCTGTAGTGGGCAGCTAGGCTTGATCGTCGCCCCCGTCGGGACGAACCGATCACAGAGGACAATGTACGCCCGGCCCGGCCCGTTGTCAAGCCCCTGACTACACAGCCTTGGCCGGATACGGCATCTTCCTCGGCCGCCCGGCGCCCGGCTTGGGCTTTTTCCTCGCCGCCGCCTGGGCCGGCGTGTTGGCCTCGCCCCCGCGCTTGCCCAGCTTGGCCGCGAGGTCGGACATGGACAGGTCCAGCTTCGTCCCGCACTGGGGACAGGTCACGCGGGGCATGATGGCCTCCGGGGGTTGAACAGTTCGCGGCCCTTGTAGATGACGCGGACGTGCAAGCCGTCAGCATCAACCCGCATCGCTGCCAGTTTCGCCAGCGCCCAGTACCACGATCGCTCGACCGTGAGCCACGGCTCGCCGGTGCGCCGGACCTGAACCAGATACTTGGCAGCCATCACCGCCCCTCCCGCGCCTCGCGCAGCAGCCAGTACCGCAGGCTGGCGTGCGACAGGTAGCCGTAGCCCGGGCCGGGCCACAAGAAGCCCCACATGCGGATCATACGCAGCCTCCACAGCGCCCGTAATGGCGCACCGCCAACTTCCGCAGCTTCCTACAGCGCGAACAGCAGGACCAGCGCCAGCCAGCCCGCCACCACCAGGACCACCGCCGCCGCCAGGTCCTGCACCAGCGGGTGCCCGGACCACGCCCACCGCCAGAGACGACGCAGGGCCAGGACGAAACAGGGGAGGTGGGTCATGGTCATGTCAGTGCTTGTTCAGCATTCGGGTGGAGTATTCAGCGACGGGGGTGAAATCGCTCGCATGAGCCACGTAGACGTTCACGATGCGCCGTGTCCCCATTGTGGTCGCCCAACGTCGTGCCCATTCCCACGCTTCGGACTCTGTGCGGAACGGTTCTTCGCCATTGCGAACATCGGGCGTGTAGTCCGAACACAGCATCCCACTCTCGCGCCGTTCCCATTCCACAATGAAACCAGTGCGAAGCTCCAACTTCATCATCTTTTCCGCTTCAGTAAAGCGCATGTGCAACCTCCACTTAAAAGGTAGCGCTACGATTTCCATTTGTCAAGGGGTCACGAAAATAAATCTGCCCCGCTACCCCTAGCCTTGACGACACCCCGCGCAGGTTTCACACTAAGACCGTGCCGAAACCGATCTTGCCCCTGACCATCGAGGCGACCTTCCCGGACTCCAGCCCGGACAGCGCCTATATCCAGGTCAGGCAGGACGACGCCAAGCTCATCCTCATTATCCCCAAGGCCGCCGCCTCCCTGCTCATCCTCGCCTCGGACCAACTGCGCGATCAGGTGCTTTCCGTCACAATTGCTAGCAAAGGGAAGCATTAACCATGCCATTCAAGCCCGGACACAGCGGGAATCCCAAGGGACGCCGCAAAGAACTCCCCGGCATGAAGGCCGAACTCGAACGGCGCTTCGGCACCGATGGCCGGAAGCTCATCGAGACGCTAGACGACCTCCGCTCGAACCGGGACGCCCGGATTCGCCTGTCTGCCACCGAACTGCTCCTGGCCTACCTTGTCGGCAAGCCCACGCAGGCCGTCAACATGGACGTGAGCGGGGATATTCACATCCGCTGGCAGGACTCCGACGATGCCCGTCCGTGAGGTGGTGATTCCCTACCGCCCCCGCGTGCTCCAGGCGCAGTTGCACAAGCAGGCCCGGGCGCACCGCTGGGCCGTGCTGGTCTGCCACCGGCGCTTCGGCAAGACCGTGTGGGCCATCAATCACCACATCCGGGCCGCCGCCGAGTGCCGCAAGCCCCGGCCCCGCTTCGCCTACATCGCCCCGACCTACACGCAGGGCAAGGCCGTGGCGTGGGACTACCTCAAGCACTACACCGCGCCCATCCCCGGCCGCACCGTGAACGAGTCCGAACTGCGCGTCGACCTGCCGAACGGCGGGCAAGTCCGCATCTACGGCGCGGACAACCCGGACAGCTTGCGCGGCCTCTACTTCGATGGCGTGGTGTTCGATGAATACGGCCTGATGCCCCCGACCATCTTCGGGGAGGTTGTGCGCCCGGCGCTGTCCGACCGCGAAGGCTGGGCCGTGTTCCTCGGCACCCCCGCCGGCAAGAACCAGTTCTACGACGTGGCACAGCAGGCCCAGGCCAGCGCAGGATGGCTCTACGCCGTGCACAGAGCCTCCGAGACGGGCATTCTACCCGAGGATGAACTGAAGGCCGCCCAGCTTGAGATGACCTCGGACGAGTATCAGCAGGAGTTTGAGGCGTCCTTCGAGGCCAGCGTCAAAGGGTCCATCTACGGCGATCAGGTGGTCACGGCCCGGGAGCAGGGGCGGATTACCCGCGTGCCCTACGAGCCGATGCTGCCGGTGCATACGGCGTGGGACTTGGGCGTGGGGGACTCGACCGCCATCTGGTTTACCCAGTCCCCGGCCGGGTCGGGCGAAGTGCGGGTGATTGACTGTTACGAGATGCAGGGCGAGGGATTGCCCCATTATGCGGCGGTCCTCCAGGCCCGGGGCTACGTCTATGGTCAGCACTGGGCACCGCACGATATTGCGGTTCGGGAACTGGGGTCAGGCAAGTCCCGGCTCGAGATTGCCCAGCAGTTAGGCATCAACTTCCGCGTGGTGCCCCAGGTCACGATTGAGGACGGCATTCACGCCGGCCGGTTGCTGTTGTCCCGGGCCTGGTTCGACGCCGAGAAGTGCGCCAAGGGGATCGAAGCCCTGACCCACTACCGGCGCGACTACAACAGCCGGTTGCAGGAATTCATCGCGGCCCCGAGACACGATTGGGCCTCACATTTCGCAGACGCCTGGCGGTATCTGGCCCTGACGCAGCGCACGCCCCGGCAGAAGGACCAGGCGCGGGAGACGGTGCGGGAGTTGGCGCGGGCGCAGCGGGACCGGGATCCGTATGACCGGCTGCGCGTGGCGTCGGGCGCGGCGAGACGGGGAGGGTTGTGATGGAACACATCGGAGGCCTGTGGGAGTCGTACGACTTTGACCTCCAATTGAACCGTGACGTGAACTGGACACACGGACGCCCGAGGTGTCGTCACGCCTCAGGCTTGCGTCCAGTGCATGGCTATGATGGTCCGTTCAGTCGGCAGGTGCAGTGGGTTACAACGATTCCGCACGTCGTTGTGATGTGGAACGAAGGCGGATTCGCCACAACCGGCGTCTGCGCCGAGTGCGTTGCTGAGGCGTTGGAGGGGTTGTGATGCCCAAAGACTATGGCGCATCACTGGAGATTCCCGATCTGTGTGGTGACTATGCGTGGATGAGCCGCATTGGGCGCGAAGTGGGACAAGCGGCATGGAGCAATCTGCTAGCCGATTTCGTGACGGGCGCTGAAAGGACGGGTGGTGATGCAGACACGCGGGACGTATCCGGAAATCACCGTGCCCCGGCCCAAGCCGAGGCCCAAGCCGAAACGGGGGAAGTAATGGCCTGCAACAGCAGCAAGATGGGCAACCGCAAGACCGAACGCCTGCCTCCCAAGGGCGGGAAGAAGTACTAGGGCGTGGGCGTCACCCGGTACGCCGAGGGCAAGAAGCCCATCGTGGGCAAAGGGGCCAACCTGGGCGAGGACACGATCCTCGACTGCCACGGCCAGATCACGATTGGGGCCGAGACGTTCTTCGGCCATCGGGTGATGGTGCTGACCGGGAGCCACAACTACTTCCGGTTCGGGTCTGAGCGCAAGAACCACAGCACCTCGAGGCCGGTCACGATAGGCGCGGGGGTGTGGGTGTGTAGCGGGGCGATTATCTGCCCCGGGGTGACGATTGGCGATCATGCCGTGATTGGGCCGGGGTCGGTGGTGTACCGGAACGTCCCGGCGTATGGCGTGGTGGCGGGGAATCCGGCGCGGTTGGTGCGGAGGTTGAACCGTGGACGATGAAGCACGTCAGCCCACAAAGCAGGGACGGGCGTTTGAGGTCGTACAACCGTATTGCGGGGGCTGTGGCATGGCACTTCTGAAGCCGCGTGGCACACGCCTGAATGACACCGTGAATGTGTGGCAGCGCGTCGTCTGTTCATGTGGATGGGAAGGCTTTGCGATGTGGGCGCGGACGCAGGAAGGCGGACACTAATGGCACGCAAACGGGCTGAAACCCCCTACGATGTGACGCTGAACGCCGACCAGAAGCGGGATCTGGTTGGCTGGCTCTGCGATGCGGTCCAACAGAGCGAGGATTCGCGCACGGCGTCTCTGGCCGACGTGGAGTACTGGCACAAGCTGTATCGGCAGGATCTGACGCGGGTAGGCAAGCAGCAGCCCTGGGCCGACGCCGCCGACCTGACCAGCTACATCGGCACGGAGAAGGTCGATGCGATGAGAAGCCGCATCATGCGGACGATCTTCGTCGAACCCATCTGGACCGTGGAGGGCTGGGGGGCGTCGGCCGAGAAAGCACCGATTGTGGAGGAGTTCCACCAGTGGCAGGCCGAGCAGGAAGGACTCCAGCGCTACCTGACCCGCGTTATCCACCTGTCGCTGATCGAACCCCGGGGCGTGCTGGAGGTCTACGAAGACACGGTGGAGCGCCGGGTGCGGAAGCAGATGCGGGTCGGGGTGCAACTGAACCCGATCAGCGGCCTGCCCTTGATGGGCGAGGACGGGGAGCCGGTCTTGGTGCAGGGCACGGACGGGCAGTATGTCGAGGTCATGGACGACCTGGCAGCCTCGGCCGAGGTCATCGTGGACAGCACGGAGCGGGTGCGGCGGGGTCCGGCGTATCGGGTGATTCCGTACCGCGATTTCCTCGTCCTGCCCGGGCACGCGGCGGACAAAGCCGACGTGTGGGGCTACGCCAAGCGTATCGTGCGGCGGGTGTCGGACCTGAAGGACCGGGCGCGGGCCGGGATCTACGACATGCAGGACGTGGAGGCGCTGGGGACGGACGGGGACCAGAGTCCGACCACGGAACTGACGGGCGTGGGCATGGAGAAAGCCCCGGAGACGGACCCGGACACGGCCGAAAAGGAACTGTGGGAAGTCCTGTTCCTGCGCGACCTCGATAACAAGGGCCAGCGGTGGTACGTGGCCACGATCAGCGTGACGCAGCGGGTCATGCTCCGGGTCCAGCACGACGACATTGGTGCCGGGCGGTATCTGGTGTTCACGCCGTTCCCCCGTCCTGACCGGGCGTGCGACGGCTACAGCCTGATTGGGCACAAGCTGATTACCACGATTGAGGAACACAGCGCGTGGCGCAACATGCTGGCAGACCGGGCGGCGATGGTCGTGCAGGCGCCGGTCAAGCGGTTGGAAGGGGCGCTGTGGGATCCCGAGGAGCAGCCGTGGGGTCCGCGTGCGGTCATCGACGTGCGGCAGATGGAGGAAGTGCAGCCGGTCGTGATGCCGGACCTCAGCCAGCCCGCCATTGAGCGGGAAGCGTCGATTATGCAGGCGTCGGAGCGCATCGCCGGGTTGAACGACGTGGCATTGGGCGTGGCCCCGCAGGAATCGCGCACACTGGGCGAGGTCAACATGGTGGCCGAGCAGTCGTTCATCCGCATCGAGGAAGTCGTCAAGAATTTGCAGGAGACGCTGGAGGAACTGGGCCAGGTGCGCCATGTGATCTGGCAGCGGGCCTTGGCGTCGATGCCGGACGGGTTGCCGGTGCCGCAGGGGATGCTGGTCGGGCTGGAGCAGCGCGGGATCAGCGTGGACGGCATGGCGGATAGCAAGATCATGGCCCGGGCCTTGGATGGCAATTTCCGGTTCAAGCCCCGGGGCAGCGTCGAGACGGCCGACGTGAACCGGCAGCGGACAGACTTCGTGCAGTTCTTGCAGATGCTGCCGCAGTTGATTGCGACGTGGCCGGCGCTGGGGCAGTTGGTAGGCCAGAGTCCGCAGGCGGCCCGGTCGGTGCTGGAGCAGGCGCTGCGGTTGTTCCGGTTCCCGGACCGGCAGGCGATTCTGGGCGACAACACGCAGGCGATGCTGACGCAGGCGATGCAGCCCGCCCCCGCACCGCCGCAGGCGATGGCCCCGGGCATGGCCCCGCCGCCGGGGATGCCCGGTCAACCGATGCCCCCACAGGGAGGTGGAGTGGTATGAGTCAACCGACAGACGATGAGGCGCAGGATTGGCGGGAGTTGGTAGCGTGCCCGGGCTGGGCGCGGCTGAAGGGCTACGTGGCGGACCAATGGAGCGCGGCCGCACTGGAGCGGCACGTCGAACTGGCCTTGGACGGCGCAGACCCGTTGGCCCTGGGTAAGCTTCGGCAGATGGTGGCGGCAAAGCGGGCCGTGGCGCAGGTGCTGACCCACGCCGAAGCCGAGGCCAAGCGCAGCAAGCCGGAGGAGACGGGTATGCCCCACTTGGGGCGACGGGGGGCGCTGTGATTCCCTTCACCCCGATTGCCGGCCGGGTGCTGCTCGAGCCGATGGAACCCGACCGCACGACGGAGGCGGGCCTGATTCTGGTCGAGGACCGCAAGCCCGAGACGATGGGTCGCGTCGTGGCGGTCGCGGCGTCTGACGAACTGTTGGATGCGCGACTGGAGATATCCAAGCGGCTGGTTCTGAGCACGTCCGATGACGCGATTGACGCCTATGAATCCGTGCTGGACTTGTTGCCCTTCTCGGCCGCCCACGAGGTCAACGTGGGCGACGTGGTGCTGTTCTCGTGGCAGGCGGGCCAGGAGATTCAGTTGGACGACGGGCGGTACCTGATTATGCCGGAATCGGACATTCTGGCCGTGGTGGAGGATGCATGAGCGGAACCAGTGACGAACTGATGCCGGGTGCCGTGACGCTCGAGGGCGACGAACCCTCGATTGTCGGTCCCCAGGCAGCCCCGGCCGACGTAGCCCCGGCACCGGCCCCAGCGGGCGACGAGGACGCCGAACCCGAGGGCATTACCATCGACCTCCGGGGGTCCAAGATGGTGCCCCTGGAGGCGTTGCAGGCCGAACGGGGGCGGCGTAAGGAGTACCAGGCCCAGGTCAAGGCGGCCGAGTCCCTGAAGGCCGAGGTGGACGCGCTGCGGGGCAAGGCGCAGACGGCGGAACAGGTGACGGCGTGGGTCGAGCAGGTGCGGCCTCTCTTGGAGAAGCTGAAGGGCCAGCCGGACCTCGTGAAAGCCATCATGTCCGGGCAGCCCGTGGGCCAGCCGCAAGCCCCGCCGGAGCAGGCCGGGCCGCTGTCGCCCGAGGAGGCCGAGGATCTGGCCCGGACGATGGAACTCTATACGGCCGAGGGCAAGCCGGACCTCGCCCGGGCGCAGAAAATGGCCGGGAAGATGGCCAAACTGGCCTCCGGGCAGGCAGCGGCAGCGATGGCCCCGGTGACGGCGGCAATGGCCGAGGGGCAGTCTGGCACGCTCCGGCAGCAGTATGCCGGGCTGCGCGACAAGGCCGGGCGCACGGTCAACCCGGACGTGTTGCAGAAGATGTGGCAGCTGGTGCCGTCGAACCTCGTGGCGCAGGATCCGAACGTCGCCGGGGTGCTGTACTACGCGGCCAAGGGTTACGCCGCGCATCACGGTATGGACGAACCCGCTCCGCCCACGTCGCTGCCCATTGTGACGGAACCGGCCGGGGGCCATCAGACGGCGGCCCGGGCGCTATCCGACCTCGACCGGCGCTTTGCCCGGACGATGGACAGCGAGAAGAAATACACGGAAACCTCGGCCCGCTACAAGCCCGGGCAGATCAATATTCTGGAGGACTAGGTGGCCAAGACAGCAACGAAAGCCCCGCGAGTGCGGGCGATCATCGAGCGGCGGCTCCAGAACCCCTTTGGGGACGGGTCGCCCACGATTGAACTGAACGACCCAGGCATGTCTGTGCGCGTGGTCAACACGCAACTCCGCCCCGGCCGGTATCACGACGTGGTGCGGAACAAGGGCTGGGAGCCGGTCGCGCCCGAGGAACTGGTGGGCAACGCCGAGGACTACGGCTTCGACATCAAGGACGGGCGCGTGGTCCGGGGCGAACGGGGGCAGGAAGTGCTGATGAAGATGCCCACCACCGACGTGCGGGCGGTGCAGGACGCCAAGGACCGCAAGAACCGGGAGATGGCCAGCCCCCGGCGGCTGAAGGCCGAGACGGTGGCGCTGGCGGGCGCGGAACACGGCGACGAAGCCGCGTCCTACGTCAACCGCATGACCACGATCAAGGACGAGCGTGGGCCGGTCCCGCTGGAGGACGACGCGCCGGGGACTTGACACGTGTGCTAGACTGTGCGTGGAAGAGCAGCGAACCACGGCCCGGCGGCTAATCCCTGCTAGGCTGCGCAGTACCTGCTCTATCCCACCCGCCGCCGGGGTCAATCGGGCGTTGCTGCTACAGCCCGTCGCCGGGGTGAATCGGGCGCTGTTCGACGGATGCGCGAGGCTCCGCAAGCCCTCGCAAGTGGTCGCCGCACTGCGGGCGTCATTGGGTCACGTAACCTGTGACCGGCACTCCTGACTTCTGACCCGCGCCGTTCCTGGCGCAATGGAGTGTGCCTCATGGCGGATTGGACCGCATCCTCGAACGCAATCGTGCGGCCGTATCGCTCGCCCTTCGGTTCCCCGAACATCAAGTATTTCGAGCTGTCCACCGCCGCGAACGCGGCGACACAGATCGTCACGGGGGATCTGGTGCAGTTTGACACGGCCGTCTCCTCGGCCTCACACCGCGTCGTGCGCGCCCGCTCAACGGGCGGCGGCGGCGGCAACCTGCTCGGCATCAACGGCAACATGCTCCTGGGCGTGGCTATGGGCAAGGACGAATCGGATGGCTCTGGGACGGGCCTCGGCACGGGCCGCAAGGTCGGCGTGGCGCTGTTCGACGGCCTGACCGAATTCATGGCCTACACGCGCTGGGCAGGCCCCGTGACCTCGACGATGGTCGGCCAGCAGCGCAGCCTGATCTACGACTCGACGCTGAAAATCTGGCAGGTCGATTCCACCAACAGCACGGCGGCCTTGCAGACCGCCATCATCACGGACGTGCCCGATGCGTATATCGGGGATACCGGCGCCCCGGTCGCGTTCAAGATCAGCCTGTCCACGCTTGTCAGCCTGGTGGCGAAGGGCTAAGGGAGAACCATCATGGCACAGACACGCGGCACCTTTGCGGAACTCTACGACAACCTCGACAAAGCAGTCTATACGCTGCTGTTCGACGCGCAGAAAGAACTCCCCCGGATCTGGACGAAGGTCTTCAACGTCAAGAAGTCCGAGAAGAAGTTCGAGCGCGTGATGACCGTCACCGGGATGGGCGACGTGCCGGAAAAGGGCGAGGGCGCGGCCTACACGTCCGACGTGATCCGGGCCGGCTGGACCAAGGACTTCACCCACACGGAATACGGGATGATGTTCGAGGTCACGCAGACGGCGCTCGAGGATGACCAGTACGACCAGCTTTCGCAGCACGCCCGCTGGCTCATGTTCTCGGCCCGCGTGGTCGAGGAAAAGAAGGCCCATGCCGTGTTCAACAACGGCTTCGGGTCCGAACTGAGTCCCGATGGCGTGTCGCTGTTCAACGCCACGCACGCGCTGAAGGGCGGCGGCACGGCCCGCAACACGCTGGCGACGGCGGCTGACCTGAGCGTCACCTCGCTCACGCAGGCGCTGATTGACTGGCAGACGCAGACCAAGGTGGAATCGGGGCAGGTGGTGAACTTCGCCAGCGACCTGGTGCTGTTCGTGCCGCCCGCGCTCGAATTCACCGCTGACCGGATCCTGAACTCGGCCGGGCTGCCGGGGTCGGCGGACAATGATCGGAACCCGATCAAGGCCCGCCGGAACTGGACGCTGGTTGTCTCGCCGTACCTGACGGACGAAGATGCGTTCTTCCTGCTCGCGGCCGACAAGAAGAGCCACGGGATCTGCTCCTACACCCGCGTCCCGATCAGCATGGAACCGGCGATGACCGACGCCCGCACCCGCAACCGGCTGTATCCGGTGCGGTGGCGGCGTTCGTTTGGAGCTGCTTGGTGGCAAGGCTCATTTGGTGTTCCGGGGGTCTAATACCCCAAATACCTTCGCAGGGTCATAGGACCCGCGCAGGCGAGTCGCCCCGATCCTGCCGTGTCTGCCGGTAGGGTACCGAGCCTTGGGGTCGGGGCACAACCTCGGGAAAGGGTCAGACCATGAATACGCGCAGCACGAACACGCTCGGATACGTCCACTTCGGCCACAGCGTGATTGCCGGCGTGGACGAAGGCATCGGCGTAGCGCTGAACCCGGGATCGACCGGGGCGGCGGCTATCATCGAACCGATCAGCGACAGCGACACGGCGGCTTTGACCATCCAGGCCAAGGGCGCGGCGGCGTTGACCATCGGCAACTCCAGCAACAGCGTGAGCATCGGCGGGACGCCGTTCGCGGCCTACTCGACCACGTTCGCCTATGCGTTCTCGGCGCTGGCTGAAGGCGGGTCTGAGGACTTCAACATCGCCACGACCACGGCCGACATTCAGCCGGGCGATCTGGTGACGGTGAGCCTGGGGAATGTCAGCACCAACATCACGCTGGCCATCCTGAACGTGCGCTACTCGACGGCCGCCGCGAGCCGGGTGACGGTGACGGTGGGGAACATTGGATCGACCACGTTCGGGTCCACGGGCAGCGGCACGGGCCGGGTGACCTGGATCGACTTGACGTAGGGGGCGCACATGGCCACGTATGAATTCCAGGCCAAGTGGTCCTGGGTCGCAACCGCCTCGACGGGTGGCTCCACGCAGGTCGCGCAGGTGTTGGGCGAGGTCGAGCGGTTCACGTTCGGCTTCACCACGGGGCCGGGCTGCACTTGCACCGTGCAGATGCAGGCGGGTCCGACCGTGGATGGCCCGTGGGCGTCCCTGATGACCTCGGAGGCGCTCTCGACCAGTGCCTACGTGGTGCAGCAGATGGCGGGGCCGCTCCAGTACCTGCGCCCGTATGTCACGGCGAAGACGACGGGTGCGCTGACGATTGAGGCGTTCGGCAACTAGGGGGTGGGTATGTTTATTTGGGGATCGCGCAACGGCATCCCGCTCGCCCCCGGCCTCATCATGCAGACCGGGACGCAGATCCTGCTCGCTGACGGCACCGCCGCAGTGCCGAGTCTGAGCTTTGCGAGTGACACGGATACGGGGTGGTACTTGGCCGGGGCCAACATCGCCGCGCTGTCTGTGGGCGGTGATTTCAGGTTCGTGGCGCGAACTAACCAGATCCAATTTGCTCCAGCATCACTTACTGGATCATCCACCACTTCTGGCCTTTCCTTCGCGCAAACCTTGAACACCACCGGCGTAATCGACGGCGTGTTCAGCATGGCCGTCACCAATACGGCCAGCGGAGCGGGCAGCCTCCTCATGCACCTCAAGGGAGGGGCAGCGGGGGCGACGTCGCTGTTCAAGGTGGACATGGCGGGGGCGGGGGTATTCGCGGGAACTGTTACAGCCGGAGGGGCGCAGGGCTTTGTATTTACTAGCCGGGGAGTGTTGTTCCCTACGGCGGATGGGGAATTGACGTATCGCAACGCGGCAGCTACCGGAGCGACCATATTCAACCTCGGCCCCACAACTGGCAACACCGACCGTGGTTCGCAGAGCATCACGAACGGCAAAGTTACCATCGACATGGCCACAGCGACGGGCACGGGCACCGGGTCCATCACCAGCCCGAATACGGCGATCCCGGCGGGGTCGCTGGTCCTCGGCGTGACGGCGCGGGTGACGACGATCCTGGCGGGCGCGGGCCTGACCACGTTCTCGATTGGCGACGGCACCGACGCCGACCGCTGGGGCACCGGCATTGCGATTGCGGCCGGGACCACGGTAGGCGCGGCCAACATCACCATCTCCAGCCCGGTCTACTACACGGCGGCGACCTCGATTGTGCTGACGGCGGCGGCGGGCGTGTTCAGCACGGGCGTGCTGGCCGTGACCGTCCATTACCTGAGCTTCACGGCACAGAGCGCGTAACATGGCGAACCCGGTGGTCGGCCATCGTGGGGTCATCGAGCAGGGGCTGTGGAACGACTGCTCCGTCATCAGCCCGAACGCGGTGAACCCGGTCGGGCCTGACGGCAACATGACGATCATCACAGACGCGCCCCCGGCCTATACGGGCTGTCTGCAAGCCGACGCAACCGGTGAGTCGTGCGAGGTCGAATGGCAGATTTCGCACGCTTACCTGCTCGGGACCGACATCGTCCCGCACATTCACGTCGTGCGGAATGACTCAACGAACAACACCGGCACTGTGGGGTTTCAGGCGAAGTTCCGACATCTCCCCATGCACGGCACGTCTTCAACCTGGACGGATTGGGTCGATGGCGACCAAACCAACGCGCCCGCTGACGGCGCAGACAAAACCGGCATGATCGAGTGGGCGATGGCCAGTAGCGTGTATACGTTCGGCATCTCGGACGTGATTCTGGCCATCGTCAAACGCGTGAACGTCGGGGCGGGCGGCGAGACAGGTTCAATCGCGGTGCATTCGGTGGACCTCCACATCCAGCAAGGGCAGTTCGGTTCACGCAGCGAGGAGGGTCTGTAAATGGCGCTGAGTGAGACGGCAATCACGGGCCTGAAGTTCGGCGCAGCGGTCGAAGGCGTGACCGTGGCCGAGTTCAACGAGGCCCAGTTAGAGCGCGTCGGCCTGCACTTCGCGGATCTGGCCAAGGCCAACAAACGCGAGGAGCGGATCAAGAAGCTCGACGCTCGCCCGGACCTCGCGGCCCAGGTGGACGCGGTGGTGTGACATGGCTGCTCCTGTGCTGCGTGCTGGTGGCCCCAGTGCCTGACCCGCCGCAGCCGCGCATCCCGCTCACCCCGGCGATGCAGGCGCTGATGTGGGGGATTCCGGCCGCCCACGCCGCCGACCTGCTGACGACGCAGATGGCGCTCAATCAGGGCGGGCTGGAACTCAACCCGTTGATGCGCCGGCCCGAGACGCGCTACCCGCTGTCGCTGGCGGCCACCGGGCTCGGGATGTGGGGCACCAAGGCACTGTATGAGCGGGGCCACCCGAACGCGGCGAAAACGGCGGCCATCATGAGCATCGTGATTCCGCTGATCGCAGCCGGCTGGAATCTGACGCAGATGAAGTAGGGGGACGGGATGATCTTCGAGACGCTGTACTCCGACCGGCTCGATTACGAACTCGGGGGCAACGACTCGGCGGTCCTGTTCACCACGGCCCGCCGCAAGAACAGCATCAATGAAGGGCTGCGCGAGTTTGCCGACCTGACCGAGTGCTGGACCCGCTCCGCGACCATCACCTGTTCGAACGCCGTCGCCGACTACAACCTGCTGTCCACCGTCAACATCGTGGCCGGGGATTTCATTCGGCTGGCTGTGGATGGCCCAGAGTATCGCCGGACCGATGCGTCTTCCAATGTCACCTATACCCACGGCGACGACCTGCCCCGGCGTGACATCGAATGGCTGAACGCGCACGAATCCGGCTGGCGGTCCTGCACGGGTGCGACGGCCCCGCAGAGCTACTACCTCGACGCGGACGGCGGGGCGCTGAACCTGGGGCTGTATCCGCCGCCGACCATCAGCACGTCGGAGGCCGGGGCGCTGATTGTGCCCTACGTGGCGCGGCCCTCGTCCATGACCTCGACCGGCGACACGCCCTACACCGACGCGTCAGGCGTGACGCGCACCGACCTGGAACCCTACCATCAGGCGCTGGTCCACTACGCCGCGCACCGCCTCGAACTGCTCCGCAAGGACACGGCGGCGTCAGACCGGCAGCTCCAGAAGTTCATGGGCTACGTGCAGCGGTTCTTGCAGGCCCAGCGTAAAAAAGGCGGGGAGGCGGTGCGGCCGGCGCGGTCGTATTTCACGCGGGCGGGGCGGTCGCGGGATGCGGACTACGGGCCGCGTGCGCCGTGGTGGAGGTAGGATGACCGTGGAATTTCGCTGTGGGCACACGCTGGACCTGCCGCGCAACGTGGCGGCGGCCCCGGTCTGTCCCTGCGGGGAGCGGATTGTGTCGCGGGTGAGCGGGGCGGTGCCCCGGTTCGTCGGCACCTGCTCGGGGCCGTATGCCGAGACGCAGGCGCTGGAACCGGCGATGGTGGACGTGGCCCCGGCGGGACCGTTGCGGCTCAAGCCGCCCAAGGAGTAGACGATGGCGATGCCCAGTTACGGCGTGACCTTCATGCCCCAAGGCGATGCGGTGTACCGCAAGGACGGGGGCGCGGACACGGCCGGCGTGACGCCGATTCAGGAAGCGGTCAAGGTGCTGAGTCTGCGCGTGCCGAAGGTGCTGGGCAACAACCCGCTCGCGCCCCTGGCCCTGCTGACCGCGCCCGGGGGCGGGGCGTTGCCGGCCGGGATGCTTGAGGCCCTGATGCGGCAGCGGTTCGGCCCGGCTGCTGAAATCATGGGCCAACCGAATCTGACGCCCCCACCCGCGCAGACCCCGCAGGCTCCCGTCACCCCGCCGCCGGCTTCGGTGTCTACCTCCCCACCGCAGTCGGCCCCGCCTCCGGTGCCGCAGCCCGTGGTCGCCGGGACGGGGGCGTCAGAACCGCCACCGGTGGGACCGCCGCCGGTCGCGCAACCCTTCTCGGGCGTGGCGTCTCCGGCGCAGATGGGGCAGGCCGTGCAGCCGATTCCGGCATCAGCCCCGGTGGTGCGCCCGTCTGTGACCGGAGCGCCGAGTAACCCGGTGATTCAGGCCCCGCAACCGGCCCCGGTGCAGCCGATGCCGCCGATGCCGGTGCCGATGCCGAACGTGCGGCCGGGGGCGTTGCCGGACCAGCCTGCGCCGAGTCCGATGCCAGTTCCGGAACCGCCGCCGGTGGTGCCGCCGATGCCGGTCGAGCCGCCACCGATGGAGTCGTCGCCCTACGGGGCACTGGACCGGGAAGTGGATCCGGATTGGCGCGAACTCCAGCGGTTGCTGCGGCTGATGCGGGTGTGAGCATGGCGAAAAAGGGCACGCGGAAGCTCGGCGCGGACAACACCTATCAGGTGCTGGACCAGTCCGACCTCACGGGCGGGCTGGACCTGCGCCGGTCCCCGACGCTCATTGCCCCGACCCGCGCCCGCACCCTCACCAATTACTCCCTGGGCGAGCCTGGGGCGCTCGTGGTGCGTCCCGGCTACGCGGCCTGGTCCACGACCAATCTCGGCTCCACGGGCGGGCAGGGCGGCGTGCGGGCCTATCTCGGCTCGACGCAGACCACGCTCCTGGCCTGGGGCGGCGGCGTCTACCAGCCCACGGACGCGGGTGTCCTCAGCACCACGCCGGTCCTCACGGGCCTCAGCGCCACCGAACCGATCCACTTCGTCTATGACCGGAACCTGATCGCGGTCATGGACAGCACCAGCGTTCCGCAGAAGTCCACGAACGGCACGGACTGGACCCGCCTCGGGATTGTCGCCCCGTCCGCGCCCTCGACCCTCACGGCGTCCACGGCGGCCTCGGACCTCAGCACGTCCGAGTTCGAGGTCGCCTACACGTACAAGGACCGGGGGCTGGTCTACGAATCGGACGGGTCGGACGGCTCCACGATTACCCTGACCTCCACCGGGTCGATCACGGTCAACGTCAAGAACTCGACCGACCCGCAGGTGGACGCGATTGTCCTCTACGCCAGGAACCTGACGGCCGGGGAGACGGTGTTCCGCAAGGTGTCAAGCGGCGTGCAGTCCTCGGGCGCGTCGTCCACGTTCGCCATCACGTCCTCGGCGTGGTCGGCCAACGCGGAGATTCCGACGACGCACGGCCACGCGCCGATTCTCGGGTTCGCCGTGAACTGGAAGAACCGCTGGTGGGCGCGGGATGCGACGGTCGGCAACCGGCTGTGGTTCACGGAGCTATTCCAGCCCCAAGCCTGGTACGCGTTCTACTACATCGATATTCCGTTCGAGCGGGGCGACGAGATTACGGCCATCATCCCGCAGGGTGATACGCTGCTCGTGTTCGGCGGAACGAAGCCCTACCTGGTGATTGGCCAGACCTCGCTGGATTTCGAGGTGCGCCCAAGTGCGGCCGCGCAAGCCGGGGCATTCGGGCCTCGGGCGGTGGAAGTGGTCGAGCAGGGCGTCCTGCACGCGGCGTCCGAGGGCGTGTTCCTGTTCGACGGGGCCACGGACCAACTCCTGTCCTTCGACATTGAACCGGCCTGGCGGGATCTGGTCGAGAACACGGCCTCCACGTCCTTGGCGAAGGTCGCGCTGGTCTATGACTACCTGAACAAGGAAATCCGCGTGTCCGTGCCCCGGTTGTATCCGACCGCAGCGGCCGGCGAATGGGTGCTGGATTTGACGCGCACGCGGGAAGGCCAGTCCCCGGCGTGGACCGCCACCGACCGCAGCATCGGCGGGTATATCGCGTGGAACGGCGACGAGCCGGTGTCCGGGCAGCGCGGGATCCTGCTGTCCTGGGATCCGTCCGAAGGCCGGGTGTGGCGCGAGTCCTACGGGACGCAGGCCAACAGCAGCAACATGGTCGCGCAGTTCGAGGGGCCGCACTTCACCGTGGGGCTGCACAAGGCCCGGTTCGTGGACGTGCATATTGAATGCGAGCCGGCCGATGGCACGTTCGAGCTGGAGCCGTTCGTGGACAACATCAGCCAGGGGACGATCCCGCTGTCGATTGGCGGCGGCCAGGCGGTCTACGGCACGGCGGTCTACGGGACAGCGACCTATGCCGGGGTCGGGCGGTTGAAAGCCTACACCCCCCTGCCGTTGCAGGCCGAGGGGCGTTCGGTGTGGCTGAAGACGGTCTACACCGGGTCCGACCGGCACCGGGTCTTCACGCACACGATTGGACTCGTCCCAGAGACGGTCCCCCGTCAGTTTGGAGAATGACCGATGGCCTCGTATCCCAACAGCGTCAAAACGTTTACGGTCAAGGCCGATGGAGCCACCGTCTTCGCCGCGCACCCCAACGACCTGCAAAACGAGGTCACGGCGATGGAGACGGCGCTGCTCACCTCCGGGCTGGCGCACAACCTGAACCCGTCAGCGGACGCCACGCGCAGCCTCGGGTCCACGGCCTTGCGCTGGATCATCCACGGGTCGCAGATTACCACGGGCACCCTCAGCCCGGCCGCACTCTCGACGGGGGCGTTCAGTTCCGGCGTCACGATTGGCGCACCGCAGGTCAGTAGCGGGGCGCTCTCGAGCGGCGTGACCATCGGGGCCGCGCAGGTGTCAAGCGGGGCGCTGTCGTCGGGCGTGGTGATTGGCCCGGGCCAGATCAGCAGCGGGGCGCTGTCTACGCTCGTGACCGTGGACGCCGCGCAGGTCCAGAACCTCCGCACGATGGCCGCGTGCCTGGTGTCGCTGGACACCAACGTGTCCGTGGTCAAGAACACCGAAGTCAGCCCGGACTGGCTGGTCGAGGACGACGACAAGTCGGGGATGCACTCGACCGCCGCCAACTCGTCCCGCATCACGTTCACGGCCTCCACGGGCCTCTATGCCGTGGGCGTGTCCGTGGCCTTCTCGACGGCGGCGACGGCGACGGGCCGGAACCAGTATGTGCGGATCGTGGCGAACGATACGACCACGGTCGCCTGTGAGTCCATGCCCCACATTCTCGAGTTCATGGCCGCCAACGTCACCCGGCAGACCGTTGAAGGCGTCTACCGCGCCACGTCCACCACAGAGTTCGTGACGGTGCGGGTCTATCAGGAGTCGGACACGACCGTGAACCTGTTGAGCACGGACGTGCTGGGCGGCAAGTCGTTTTGGGCGCAACAGTTGAGCACGTAGGGCGTACAATAGGCGGCGGAGGTGAGCATGGACCGATGTGAGGCGTTGGCGATTCAGGTCATCATCACGGAGTACGACGAGGACGGGCGGGCCGTGGGCGAGAAGGTGTCGAACCCACAGAAGGTGTTCCGCGTGAAACTGGATGCCTTCCTGAAGGAAGTGGACGAGGCGGTGGCGAAGGGGATGCCGCCGGAGGAACAGGGCTAGCATGGCCACCTCATCGTATGTCGAATCGCTCATGGGCGGCCTAACCCGCGAGATGCGGGCCACGTTTAAACGCGTCTTCGACTATACGTTGAGTAACCTCCGCTTTGGCCCCCCGGTGCATCAGAACCGGGCGGAGAACATTCAGGCGTACTGGTTGACCGCCACGACGCCGACGACGGCGAACGAAGAATTCTCGATTGCCCACGGGCTGGCCCGCACGCCGTATCTGGCGATTCCGGTCTTGCCCGTGACGGCGGTCGGGGCGGCGACGGTCAATCTACAGGTCACGCGGGCGGCTGATGCCAGCCGGGTCTACCTGCGGTCGCCATCAACGAACGTGCCTGTGTGGATCCTGTGTGAGTAGAACATGAGCGAGCCGATCAAGCGCGTTTGCATAGCCGGTACGGCCCCGAGCATCAAGCTCATCCCGTGGGATGATCCGACGCTGGAGGTCTGGCAACTGAACGACATGCACCTGATCCCGACCCCCCGGGCTGACCGGTGGTTCGATTTGCACCCCTTCGAGCATTTCTACTTCCGCCCGCCTGGCCAGAAGATCAACGCGCTGGACGTGCCGGTGGGCACCTACGTGCGCCCAACCGGGCACATTGAATGGTTGGCCAAGCAGTCGATCCCGGTCTATCTCCAGAAGCCGGACCCGCGTGTGCCTCGTGGCATCGTGTTCCCGCGTGCCGAGGTCGAGGCCCGGTTCGGCCAGTGGTTCGACTCGACCCCGGCGTGGATGTTGGGGCTGGCTTTGCTGGAGGGCTACCAGGAAATTCACATCTACGGCATCCACCTGGCCACGGAGTGGGAATACCAGAAACAGAAGCCGAACATGACGTATCTGTGTGGGCTGGCGGCGGGCATGGGCGTGAAGGTCATCACGCCGGTCGAAAGTCCGCTGCTCCGGGCCACGCACCAGTATGCGTATGAGCGGGATCCGGCGTTGCCGGTGACGGCGGCCCAGCGGGAGTTGCAGCGCCGGCAGCAGATGCTGGCGCAGTTGGAGACGGCGGCGAAGGGCATCCCGTGGTGGCGGCGGGGCGCGAAGGCGCAGGCGCAGGCCCGGGTCTGGCGCGGCAAGGCGGAGACGTTGGACGCACAACTGGCGATTGACTACGCCGTGGCACGCAAGCGGGCCACGTCGCCCGTGTAGGAGAACGATCATGGCATGGAGCGCACTGATTCCGGTGATTGCAGCCTTGGCGGGCGGCATGTTCGGCCGATCCTCGTCAGGGAGTTCGTCCAGTGGGTCCATGTCGCCATCGGTGCTGGACCCGCAGATGATGGAGTTGCTGAACGAGCAGCGGATGCGGCAGCGGTTGCAGAACCCGTTGTTCGAGGAAACGACGCAGTTGATGCGGTCCCTGATGCCGAAAGGTGCCCGGCCCACGTCCTACGTGCTGCCGAGCAATATCACGTCCAGCCCGGAGCCGTTGCCGAATACGGACCCAACGCCGCAGGATCCGAACCCGCCGGCGTCGATGCCGTCGAGTTGGCAGGGCGCGTCTGGTATGTCGGGCGCCCAGGGCACACCGGACATCGCCCGGGCGATTCAGATGCTGTCGGGCGGGCTGTCCCCGTTCACGAAGGCCCAGTTGTTCCGCCGGTAGGAGTGCATCATGGCCATCCCCCTGATTCCGAAGCCCGCTGAGGATTGGGTGCAAGCCGGTGACGGCTGGGTACCGCCGGGCCACCCGCTGGCGCAGACGCAGGCCAAGCCTGCCGCGACCCCCGCGCCGACGTTGCCGGTGCTGCCGAGTGGGACACCGGCCCGCCCGTCGAACACGGCCCCGTCGCCCAATGTCGGGGTGAAGCCAACGGCTCCGACGCCGACGATGCCGAAGCCAGCCCCGGATTGGGTGGCCTATGGGGACGGCTGGGTGCCCCCCACGCACCCGTTGATTACGGGGGTGTATGACCGGCCCAACCTCGTCACGAAGCCCGCCACGCAGCCCGTGGTGCCGTCCTATCAGGCACCTGGGGCGACGGCGAGCGCAGCAGCCGGCCAGACGGCGGGGGTGAGTTCGGCGGATGCAGGCGGGGACACTAAGGAATACCCGCCCATTGTGGGCGCGGCGGGCTTGGAAACCCTGCCCTACCTGAGCACGCTTGACGGGTTCGACCACAACAAACTGGCGAACCCGAACCACATGACGATCAAGTATCAGCTTGGTCGCCTGTTCGCCCGGTACCCGCCGACCCCGGCCGGCATGGAAGCCCTGGTGAAAGACCCGGACTTTCAGCGTCTCGGCGTGCAGGCCGTGGGCGGGGGCAACATCCGGCTCAGTGACGGCACTGTGGTGGACGTGATCCAGAAGTTCCAGCAGGGCGGGGGCCGGTGGTGGTGGGGGTATCCCGACGCCACGACCGGCACGACGCCGACCCCGGGCGGGACCGCGCCGGGCGGCACATCACCCGGGGGCACGTATCCCGGCGGGACCGGGGCCACGCCCGGATCGGCGGGCTACTCGTGGAATGGCGAGACGTGGGTGGACAACGCCACCGGCTACATCTGGAACGGGTCGGCATGGGTGCCGGTCGCAGGCGGGGCGTCGTCCTACGTCCCCGGCATGGGCACGACCGCGCCCGGCAGCTACGACATTCCGGGCTACGGGTCGGACGTGACCAGCTCGGAGTTTACGGACCCGACCACGGCCAACCTGGAATCGCTGCTCAACTGGCGCATCAACGAACTGATCAACCCGATCAACGACCCGGCGCGGCAGCAATACGCGGACCTGATTCAGCAGTATATCCAGAGCCTGAGCCAGACGGACCCGGCCATCACGAATCTGATCGGGTCGCTGGAATCGCAGGCCAAGAACTACCTGACGCACAGCGCGTTCGAGACGATTGGGAACGAGGAAATCTCGAGACTCGCCGGGCTGGACCCACAGTATCAGGCGGCGGCGAACAAGCGCCTCGGGCAGCTCGAGGCCGACCCCTACACCGGGGCCGAGTGGGAGATGTACCGCACGGCCACGCTCGACCCGATTGAGCGGGACCGCACGGCGGCCCGGGACCGGGCCTTGGCGGAAATCTCGGCGCGGGGCTTCGACCCGCAATCGGGGATTGCCCAGCAGATGTTGCGGGAAGTGGACCGGGCGTTTGACGAGAACCGGGCACGCGAACAGGGCAACCTGGGCCGGGCGCGGGTTGAACAGCGCATGGCGCGGCAGGGCGAAGCGTTCGACGCGCAGACGGCGATGGACGCGTTGCTGAACAGCCGCCGCACGCAGCGCACGGACCTGGCGCAGACCTTGGCCGACTGGACCGCGAACCGGGGCGAACGGGCCGCGCAGTTGTACGGCACGCTGGCCGAGATTCCCACGGCCCGGGCGCAACAGCAGTTGCAGGGGGCGCAGACCCTGGACGCGCTGAGCCAGTCGGTGCGGGGCGAGGAACAGTCGCGGCGGAGCGAGGCGCTGGCCTTGCAGGGGCTGCTGGCGGAACTGCCCGAACGCCGGTTGCAGTTGGCCTTGGCCACGTTGGGCGAAGGCTCGACGCCGGAGTCGATGATGAACTCGCTGGCGCAGTTGGCCGGGCTGTCGAACCAGCGGCAGGCGACGAGTGCCGCGCAGAGTCAAGCGAACTGGACGGGGATCGGGTCGCTGGCCTCGCTGATCGGGAGCTTGTTCAACAAGCCGAACACGCAGGCCACCACGTAGGAGACGACGATGGCACTCCAAGACGCATTGGCCGCCCTCGGCCGGGGGATGAACCCGAACCCGAACAACGATCAGGGGTTCGCGGTGCCGCCGTCGCGCCCCGGTGCGCCTCCGATGTCGGACATGGGCGGGGGCATGGACCGCGACAAGCTCATGCAACTGCTGAAGCTCCTACCGCTGATTCTGGCCGGGGTCAAGGGCGGGATGCCGGCCGTGGGCGGGTATGCCTCGGGGCTGGCGCAGGGCGAGCAGCGCAACCAGATGCTGGGCATGCGGCAGGACGAGATGGCGTATGGCCGCGAACAGGACCAGATGCAGCGTCAGCGGCAGGAGGCGATGGACGCCCGGCAGCGGCAGCAGGACCATCTGGCCGAAGCCGAACGGATGCGCCGGAACCAGCGCGAGGCCGTGACCGCCTCCACGGACGCCGCCAGTGCCGCGATGGAAAGCGCCCCGATTGAAGACGAGGTGGTGAGCGACCTGCCATTCGAGGCCGTGGTGCCGCCTGAACTTGGTGTGTATGCGGCGGCATCCCAGGCGGCGAAGGACGCAGGATACCCGGAGGCCGTCAACCGGGTGGCCCCGATGATTCGCCCGGCGTTGTCGAAGCGGAACCGCACGAACGCACAGAACTTCATGGAGCGGCTGAAAGGCGCGGACCTAGAGGCGGTGCGGACCAGTGGACAGAAGTTCCGGCCGGAGTGGGCCAACCGGGAGATGACGCTGGACGAGATCGCGGAGATGGCCGGCGTGCCAATGGGGTTGCCGCAGAAGCCCAAGGCCAAGCAGATCCGGGAAGGGGCGGGCGGGTTCTACGGCATCGACCCGGAATCACTGGAGGCCACGAAGGTGGAAGGCGTGCAGCCGAAACCGCCGGCCTCGCAGATCGGTATCGCGGGCGGGTTGTCCCCCGATGCTCTTGACATGGTGGCGCTGCTGTATACCAAGACGGGCCAGTTGCCCCCGCTCGGAATGGGCGCAGCGGCGGCCGGGCTGCGGCAGCAGATACTTACGCGGGCGGCAGAATTGGGCAACAGCCCCGACATCGCCAGCAGCATGTCCGGGTTCAAGGCTGACCAAGCCTCGCTCACGATGTTGACGAAGCGGTACGATGCGACCAAGGCGTTTGCCGACCAAGCCGCTCAGACGCTGAACGTGGCCGAACAGGTGTCGGGGGCTGTGGACCGGGGGCAGTTGCCGTCTGTCAACCGTCTCAGCAACTGGCTGCGTGGGCAGGTCGGGGACAAAGACTTGTCACGGTTGGAATATGCCATTTACACGGCCGCCCGCGACGTGGCGAAGGTCACGACCGGCGGGTCGGAATCCGTGGCCGCCCTGACGGATGCTTCGGCGTCCAACGTGGACCGACTCCTGAACGCCGCCCAAAGCCCCGAGCAGTTCAAGGCGGTGCTGGCGCAGATGCGCGTGGACATCAAGAATTACATGGCCGGGTTGCGTGACCAGCGCGATGAGGTGATGCGGCGGGTGCGGAAGGACGATGCGCCCGAAGCGGCACGCGGCGGCCGGCAAGCCCTGAAGGATCGATTGCGGGGTGGGCGATGAGACAGGACATTCCGCTGACCGACGACGAACTGAAGCGGCTCCTGATCCGCATCAAGCGGCAAGAGGAATCGCCGGACGTGCTGGACCTGTTGAGTGATGACGAAATCGCCAAGATGGAGTCGTTCGAGCAGTTGCCGACGCGCCCCGTCACGGCGGAAGAATTCACCGACAAGCCGGATTACTCGGGCGTCTCCAAGGCGTTGGACTGGCTTCCGGCGGCGGGTGGCGCGGTGGGTGGCACGCTCGGAGCGGCGGGTGGATTCGGCGTGGGATCGGTGCCGTTGGGTATCGCAGGGGCGGCCGGAGGTGGTGCGACCGGCGAAGCCTTGCGCCAGCACGGTCGGAGAATCCTGGGGCTTGACGCGCCTGGGTCCGCGACGGCGGCGGCGGGTGGCTTGCTCAAGGAAGGGGCGATCCAAGGGGGCGCACAGGCCGCAGGCGCGGGCATCGGCAAGGCGCTGAGTGCTGGTGCTCCGTGGCTGATGCAAACTGCCCTCAAGCCCACACAGGCCGTCCTAAAGGAATACCAGACCACGCCGAGGGCGCTGGTCAAGACTTTACTCGACGAAGGGGTGAACGTCACCCAGCGCGGGATCGAAAAACTCCAGGCGTTGTTCGCGTCCACCAACGATGAGATTGCCCAGTTGGTGCGAAACGCGCCTGGGTCCGTCAAGAAAACAGACGTGGCCGCACGGACGCTGACGACCGCGAACAAGTTGGCGCAGCAGACCAACCCCACAAGCGATCTTCGGGCGGTCGGTGAGACGGTCGAGGAGTTCATCAACCATCCCGTTTACAGCGGCAAGACCCTGAGTGTGCCTGAGGCGCAGGCCATGAAGGTGGGCACGTATCGGCAGATCGGTAAGAAGTACGGCGAGCAATCATCGGCCTCGGTCGAAGCGCAGAAGGCGCTGGCGCGGGGGCTGAAAGAGGAAGTGGCGAGCGAGGTGCCGGGCATCTCGGCGTTGAACGCCAAGGACTCTCAGATCATGGCCGCGATGGACGCGGTCGGGAGACGGGTGGCGGTCGCCGGCAATCGGGATCCTGTCGGATTTGCGTGGGTTGCACAGAACCCGGCGACGTTTCTCGCAGCGCTCTTTGACCGGAACCCGGCCATCAAGTCCATGATTGCAAGAGGGGCGTATCGGTCGGCTGGCGCGGCAGCGGGCGTGTCCCCGCAGTTGATCCGGATTGCGGTTACGGGTGTTGCATCCACGAACGAACGCGACGAGCCGCCGCCTCAGGAGTAATGCGGCAGGTCCACGCGTCGAGGACATCGACGAACCAGAGGAAGACCCAGACCGCCAGGAGCAAGCCGATGCCGGAGAGCACGGCGTTCATGGGCACATGATACCACGGAACGGCGCCCCCACGGGGCGCAGGGGAGTGACGGATGATTGCATTACTAGTGGTCCTCGTGCTGCTCTACGTGTTGCGGGCCTTTGGCGTGCTGGACCTGCCGCTGCCGCGACTGCGATAATGGAAGGGGGCGTCCACGGGGGCGCACAGTGAGGACCGGATGGAATCGGAACTGGCCAAAGCGTTGTCGATGCTCAAGGATGCGACCATCTCGGCCGCGCTCTTGGCGGTCCTGTTCGGGGCATTTACCCGCAAGTGGGTGCCCGGCGTCTATTACATGGAGTCTCAGGCGCGGAACAGCAAGCTGGAGAGCCTCGTGGAACTCGCCCATGATGCCGCAGACCGGGCCACGCGGGTGAGCGAGGAAACGCTCCGCATGGTCCGCGAGTTACAGGAAGCCCTCATCACTGCTGTGGAGAAGCAACGATGATCCAGTTCTTGACACCGGCCATTCTCATGGATACCCCGCCGCCCAGGGAGCGGCATTCGTTCTGGGCGCGGTGGTGGCGACGGCGGAACCCGGCGCGGATCCACGCCCGGACGCCGACCACGGAAATTCTCGACATCATCGACCGCGTGCGGGGGGCGGAAGCCCAGTTGCAGCGGTTGAAGGGGGCATCATGCGTACGTGGCTGAAGATTGTCGCGGTGGTCGTGGTCCTCGCGCTGGTGGCGGCGGCCGGGTATGCGGTGGGCGTGATCCACGCGATTCGGGTTCAGTGCGCGGCCAAGCCAGCGGCGGCCCCGGGCACGCGGAGCATCCCGTATCCGTCGACGATCTGCGACCAGTGCTATGCCAACTGGCCGGACTGGTGGTGCTGGGCCGGTGGCTGTCCGCTGCCCTAGCCGTTGACAACTGCGCGGAAAAGCGTATATTAGGCGGTATGGCTGATCCCATCTGGCTCTCGGTCGCCCGGGCCTTCGTCGGCCTCACGGAACACGTTGGCCCCGGCTCGAACCCGGTCATCATGCAGTGGGCGCGGGACATCGGCGCCCCAGGCTGGTATGACGATGATGACAAGCCCTGGTGTGCCGTCGCGCTGAACAGGTGGCTGCTGGCCTCGCAACTGCCGCTATCCGGGTCCGGGTACGAACTGCTCCGGGCTGCGTCGTTCCGCGACTACGGGCAGGAAATGGCGCTTGGCCCGGCGCTTGGCTCAATCTTGGTTTTTTCCCGCGAGGGCGGCGGCCACGTCGGCCTGTATACCGGGGAGAGCGCGAACCACGTCCGGGTGTTGGGCGGGAACCAGGGCAATCAGGTAAGCGAGACGTGGATCGGCAAGGCGCGTCTTGTGGCCACACGCTGGCCCCCGGGCGTGCCGGTGCCGTTCGTGCAGCGGGTCATGGCCGAGCGCGGGGCGCTGTCAAGCGGGGAGGCGTGATGCGGGAGCAGACATTTTCGCCCGGGTGGTACATCGGCGCGACCCCGGCCGGGGCGTTCGCCGTGGTCAAAACCGGCTCGCACATTCTGACGCATGGCGGCGTCGTGCCGTTGCCCTCAGGCGCGGCCGTGGTTGATTGCCTCGTGCTGGACCGCACCGGCACGCGCATCGCCGGGACCGTGGCGCGGGGGCGGCAGGACTTCGCGGTGGAGTGGGATTGGGTGCGGAGCGAGTGGGTTGAGCGCGGACTGTCGTTCGGCCGCTTCGCCTGCGCCTACGGGCCTGATGGCTCGCTTTACGTCTGCACCTCAGGCACAACCGGCCTGCGCTACCTACCCGGCGGCGGCGTGGTGGAACTGGCCCTCGACTGCGGGCCGCTCGGCATCCGGTGGGTCGATGACGCCGGGACGGTCATTTTCTCGCACCGCACCTACGCTGACAAGGCACGCGGCCTCTACGAATACACCGAATGGCCCGACGTGGCCATCGGTCAGGGCCACGACAGCATTGGCGAGGGCGCGGTGGTCTGGGCTGGTGGCGTCTTGCGCCGACTGGCTGAGGGCGGGATTCGGGACATCAAGCCCCAGCGCGACGGCAACGACTTCGCGATCCCCTACTGGAAACTCGACGGCACGGCCGCCATCATCTACGCCACGCTTGACGAACTGTGGGCGCTGCCGCCGGTCACGGTGCCGGTGCCGCCCACCCCGCCGATTCCCCCCACTCCCCCAACCCCGGAGCCAACCATGCAGTTTACCGCGCACGAACAGTCCATTCTCGTGGCCTTTGACGCCGCGTATCCGGTACCGCAGGGGGCCGGCAAGTCCGTTGACAAATGGGAGGCCGAACGCCGTTATTGGACCATGACACTGGCGCAGACGTTCAATGCCCGCGCCGGGGCTAAATGGGGCACCAAGCGGGCCGACCCGAACCGCCCCCCGTCCAAGGACGCCCTCGCCTTCGAGGACGCGGGCCGGTTGTGGGGCTTCGATACCTGCGTGGCGACCAGCGACACAACGGTCAAGATCAACCCGAACGCGCATGGCGAGGACATCACGGGACAGGTGTTCATCCCGGTTGAGGCCAAGGACTGGCTGGCCGGCGACACGCCGCCAACCCCGCCCGTGGACCCGCCAACGCCCCCGGTCGATCCCCCGACGCCCCCCACGCCCGGCACGGACTACGGCCCGGCGATTCTAGCCCTGGTCCTGCGCGTCAACAAGCTCGAGGCGCATCTCGAGAACCTGACCAAGCCGTTTACGAGGTGAACATGCGAATTACCAGGGACAGCGCAATCCTGTGGTGGGGTCTGATCTCCGGCGTTATTACGGCGCTGGCGGCCAACTCCGGTATCTTCCCCCCGAAGTGGCAAGCCTACATCTCGACGGCCGGGATGGTTGTGGCGGCCGTCTCCGGCTGGCTCAAGACCAGCCCACTCATCGGCGAGAAGCAGGCCAAGGCTGAGGACCGCAAAGAGGCCGTGGCCGACGCTAAAGAGGTGTTGCGTGGCTGACGTGAAACTGTCGGTGCCTGATGCGATCCTTGCGGACGTGCGGGCGGCGGCCGACAAGGTGGCCCCCGGCAAAAAGATACGCCTGACCTTCGCGCTTGACGTGATAACGAAGGAGTTGCACGTCAACGCGGTCTATCGCGGGAAGTCGTGGGCGGTTGGCACGTTCGTCAACAAACTGCCCGGCGTGGCCCCGTCCCTGGCCGTGGGCGGGTCTATCGAGTTTGAGCCAGCCCCATGACCCGGCACACCGGCAAGCTCGCGTGGCTCATCGCGGCCCTGTTCCTGCTCGTCTATGAAGCCTGGGCACTGGCGACGGGCGGGGAAACCCTGTCCCATGCCATGTATGCCATGACGCAGGCGTGGGGGTTGCTGCCGTTCCTGCTCGGGGTCGTGGTCGGGGGGTTAGCGGTCCATTTCTGGTGGCGGTGGGATCCAGAGAAAGGGCGGGGCAACCTGTGACAGTCCAGCGGCCGGCAAGCCCTGCGACCAGTCGAACCCGGGGGGCCAGCCCCGGGCGCGGTTGCCCACGCAAAGTATAACACAGCAGCCCCTAGGGGCCACGCAAGCCCCGGCAGGCTGTCAGGGTCACGCGCCGTCCCGGTCGTCGCTCTCCGTGGCGCTGGTGCGGTCCTGTGGGGTATTCAGCCTGCCCTCGTCCAGCCTGACCGCTGGCTCACTCAGCCAGACCCGCTCCAGGGTCGAAAACCGCCCCCCGCACTCCAGGCACACCCGCCGCCGCAGGCTGGCCCGCTGGTCCTCCCGCCAGCGCGTGGCCAGGGTGCGGCTCGCCTGACTGCCGCAGAGCGGGCAGGGGGGCTTACTCTCATCAGTCACGCTTTAGGCTCATGGGCGCGGCAGCCGTTGCCGAATGTCTCGCACGACCGATACAGCGTCTCGTCGTCGAAATACGGGTCGCCTTGCTCGCACCGAATAGCCGAACGCTGGCAGTCGCCGTGATCGTTGTGCTTGCACGTCTCGCACGTCTGTCCACGCAATTGGCGCAGTTCAGCTACCGCCGCTTGAATCGCTGCCGCCCGGGTAGGTGTTTCTCCGCATTTGGCATATTCCAACAATAGATCAAGGTCAACCTGTAGCATTTTGCCTCCCTATCCCAACAACCCCGCCCAATGCTCCGCGTCTTGCGGGCGCAGCAGGTGGAACGGCACGCCGGTCAGGACCGAGAGCCGGTGCGTCAGGTCGAGGTGGGCAGCGGCCGTGCTGTGCCAGGCGGTGTAACAGGCCAGCGTGGGACGGCCCAAGCGCAGCGCCAACTGCGACAGCCCGCCGTAGGTGCCCACGAAGCCCTGCGCCCGGGCAAGGACCGCCGACTGAATGGCGAGGTTCGTCTGCGGCGTCAGGCCCGGTTCCAGGCTGTAGATGTGCTTGGCGGGGTCGGCCGTCAGCAGGTCGGCGTGGTCGTCCAGCCGTGCCCCGGCGTTGAGTAGGACCACGGGCTGTTTGCGGGCGAGGCGTTCGACAAGTGCCCGCATCCACATGGTTTGGGCCTCGTCCGGCGTGAACGTGGGGCGGGCGTAGAACCGCACGGCCAGGTACTTCTCCGGCAGTTGCAGGTTCGGGGGCAGCGCCGGGACCGGAATCGGGTTGATCCGGCTGTAGCGGTCGAGCAGGTGCGGGGAGGCGTGGTCGGACCAGAACGGCATCAGCAGGGCATACATCCACGACGGGTGCAGCACCAAGGGCTTGACGCCGAGCTTGTGGCCGACCAGATCCACCAAGGTCCGTTCCCAGCCTTCCCAGCGCAGTTGTTTGGTCGAGCCGGTACGGACCTGCGTTTCCAGCGTCAGCACCCGGATTTCGTCCGGGCTGATCAGGTCGTACAGCTCGACGTTGGTCGGCGTGCGGTACCACGCCCCCGCCCCGCCCCGGGACCAACTGATACAGCGGGCATCGGGGATGTGGTAGGCGTGGCGGAACCAGTTGAGGAACGGGAGCCAGTACAGCACCTCGAACCCGACCTCAGCCCGCCACGGGCCGAGCAGGATCGGGCGGGAACTGGCCGCGAGATGGCGGGCGAACAGGGCGAAGCGGGCATCGACGAATCTCATCGGGCCTCCGATTCGCGCTTGCGCTGAAGTGCAATCACGATGCGTTCCGCCTCGTCCTTGGTCAATCCCTGGATCGTCGCCGCGTAGTCTACGCCCGCCACGCCGTAAAGCCTGCCCGTTTTGGCCCTATCGGGATGAGTCACAGCCCCGTATGGCTGATAAACGTAGGGTCCGGTCGGTTCCTGCTGGCTCATCGCTTCCTCGCTTTTCGCGCAGCCTCGCATCGTTCGCAATCGCACTTCTCGGGCCACCGCTTTGGGTCTTTGCGCCCATCAAACTCCACGCCACATTGGGGGCACGCCGACGCCGAGAACCGCAGGCGATGACCACAGGAGTAGCAGCGTTCCCACAGATAACACCCTTCGTGACACCCTTCGTGCTTCATCGCGTTTCCTCCGCAATCTCGCGTTGGCGCTTGTCCCAGTTCCTCTGGAACGACTTGGGGTTAACGGCGTTCATGTTGAGGTCCATCAGCGCCTCGACGCCGCGTTCTTTCACCACCTTACCGATGGCTATCATGAGTGCTTCAGCCAGTGGCCGCAACACCAGCGCGTGCGACACGGGCGCGGAAATCGTGAGCCGAATAATGTGGTTCATCGCTCAAACCCCCTGACCGGCCGCGCCAGCAGCCGGAGATAACTGGACACGGGATCGCGGAACATCTGCTCGACCGCCTGCCCCACTTCCTCGGGCGTGTGCGGTTCGTAGATCCGGCACGGCCCCTGCCGGAACACGGCAAGGTCGAAGTCCGTCTCGTGCGACGGCCCCGGCCCGACGTTGAGCGGCCCGGCCAAGGTGCCGACGAACCGGATGGCGAGGCCGGGTTCGTTCAGGGCGTCCCGAATCTGCTCGGTGGCGCGGGTGAAGAACCGGGCGAACGTGTGGCAGACGGGCTGCTTCCCGGCGGCGGCCAGCCCCACGGCGCAACTGACCATGTGCTGTTCGGCGATGCCCACGGGTTCGAGCGGGAAGCCGCGGTCCTCGCGCAGCCCGTCCAGCCCGGCGTCCCACGTCAGATCGGCGTCGAGGACCACAACATCCGGGTGTTCGCCGTGCTTGATCATGGCCGCTCGGAACGCCCGCATCATCTCCGACCGCACGGGCGCGTCGTGATGTGGCCCGGCATACTGATACGTGGACCCCACGGGCAACGCCTTCCGCAAGTGCGCCACGTTCGCCTCATACTGCTCCGCATCCAGCGCCCCGCTGTGGCTCCAGTGCGGCACGCCGTCGCCCTTCTTCGTGTGGCAGAGCAGGACCGTGGGCCAGCCCGGGACGAACTGCGTCGGGATCGGGTCGTCATACCCGACCGGGCAGCAGGTCCAACAGGCGCCCTTGAACGGCCCAAACGGTTCCCGGTCCTGCGGGACCAGAATCGGCCCCTCCGACTGGTAGCCGTTGGCGTCGATTAGGACAATCAGGTTGTCCAGCCGGGCGCGGGCGGCGTGACAGGCGGCTTCCCACACCTGCCCTTCCTGCATCTCGCCGTCGCCGATGACGCAATAGACCCGGCGCGTGCGGTCGGCCAGGGCCAGCCCCACGGCTTTGCTCAGGCCCATGCCAAGGCTGCCGGTGGAGACGGCCCACCCGTGTGCCCGTTCGGGATGGCCCGGCAATCCGTTGGGCTGGCGGAACCGAAGCAAGTAGGCATCATCGAGAATAAACTTGCCGTGCTTGATGGCGTAGATCGCCGCGCAGTCGTGCCCCTTGCTGCTGATTACCAGAGACCAGTCCCACATCAGGTGCTCGTACAGCTTCAGGCTGGACAGACTCGACCCAAGGTGCCCCCCGCCCGCATACTGGATCATTGAGCAAATGTTCAGCCGCAGGGCCGCCGTCCGGGCCGCGCCCGTCAACCGCGCCAGTTCCGCCTGTCGGACGAACGTGTAAATCATCGCTTCACCTCCGGCCTTTCGTGTATCGGTCATACATCACCATCGCCCCGGCAACGGCGACGTTGTGACAGAACTCGCCCGGCAATACGATGGTCTGGTTGCACGCCTTAATTGCTTTTGCGGACAGCCCATGATCTTCCGCGCCAAGCAAGTAAATTGCCCTCTGCGGGTGCGTATACGCAGCAACGGGAGTGGCGGTGGGCAACAGTTCAATTCCTACAAGCAGCGCGTCATAAGGGCGCCACTGAAGGCATTCTTCCAGGGTGCCGAAGTTGAACAGGGGCAAACTGCGCCACGCTTTGGTGGTGTCACTGGCCTGCTGTTTGTACCGCCGTCCGATGGTGAATACGAACGCAGCCCCCATTGAATGGGCGGTGCGCCAGAGTGTGCCCACGTTGGTTTCCGTCTTGGTGTGTTCAATACCAATGGCAAACCAACCGCGTCCGTTCATCGCTTCACCTCCGGCAAGTGCGCCCAGTCGCCGGCCACGAGCCATTCCGCATACTGCCAGTCGTCGAGCGTGTTCAGGTCCAGCGCCTCGGGGCCGGTCACGACATGCCCCGAGACCCGCTCCCCGCTCAGATCCCCGCGCCGGATCTGCCCCCATTTGGTCAACTCCGCGCCCGCCGTCTGCTGGTAGACCCGGGGCAAGCTCTGCGTGGGGCTGGAGTGCCACGGGATGTCCGAGCGCGGGTGACGCCACGGCAACACCGGCTGCATCGCCCGCCCATGTTCCCGCATTGTCCACGCCTTGCCCGGGTGTGCCGGGGTGGGCGTCACCAAGCGCATGGAGGACGCTCCGGCTGCCTGCTCGACCACCCACGCCTCGCGCATGGCCCGCACGGTGTCCACGCCCCGAAACGGCGAGGTGACGCGCAGGATGAGCAGCGTTTCCCGGTCGGGCCGCTTGTAGGCGCCCTCAATCTCGAGCAGCCAGCACAGGTCAGGACTCTCGTCCTGGGCGTTGTCGGGGCTGCGGTGGTAGACGCTGACGCCGGGCCAGTCGGCGGCGTAGGTGTCGGCGGCGGGGTCGTTGCTGACCAGCACGATGGGGGCGCGGGTGTGTAGGGCCGTGGCGGTGGCGAGGGTGTAGGCCAACAGGGGATGGCCGGCGAGGTCGCGCATGGCTTTGCCCGGAATGCGCTTGGAACCTGAGCGGACGGGTATCAGGGTGATCATGTGACTGGCCTATAAACAGAGGAATCCGCCGTCGAGCGGAATGGTGGTCCCCGTCACGAACGAGGATTGCTCCGACGCCAGGAACACCAGCGGCCCGGCCAGATCCTTCGGCTCGCACATTCTGCGAAGGGGGATTCTGGCCGTATACTTCGCCCGGAAGTCAGCATCGCCCACGGTCAGCGGGTCGGCCGGGTCGATGATGCCGCCAGGGGCCAATGCGTTGACCCGGACCCCGAACGGCCCGAGCCGGGCGGCCCAGTATTGGGTCAGGCTGATGATGGCGGCCTTGGTCGCGCCGTAGATCGGATCTTTGCGCCACCCGTCCGGGCGGTGGTCGTAATAGCGCATGTCCGGGGCGACCAGCCCGTAGAGGCTGGCGATGTTCACGATGGTGCCGTGGCCATACATCAGCATCCGCTTGCCGAACAGTTCGCAGAGGCGATTCGTGCCGAGCAGGTTCACGCTCGCCATCGCAATTTCGCCGTTGTGCGCGTCTGGGCGAGAATCGACCCCGGCGTTATTGACCAGCACGTCCACGCCGTCGCGGTAGTCATAAACAAGGCTGAAGACGCCCACGTCTGTCGACAGATCGTATTCGTCCCGATCCACGCCGACCACCAATGCCCCGGCGTCCTCCAGCGCCTTGATCCACACCGGCCCCAACCGCCCCCGGCAGCCCGTCACCAGCGCCGTCTTGCCGTCCAGTGGTTTCATGCGTCCATCTCCCCCGTGATCTTCAGCCCGTCCGGTGTCTGCCGCCGCCGCATCTTGGCGATGGGCTTGCGTTCGCTGGCGTAGTACCGCTTCACCCCATCCCCGAGCGCGACGTGGGCGCGGGCAAGGTCGCGGCAGAGTTTCTTCAGGCCCGCCGGTTCCAGCGAAAAGGCGTGGTCGGTGCCCTTCTGCGCCCGGTTGAGCGTCACATGCCGCTCGATGATCCGCGCCCCGAGCGTGTAGGCGACTACGGACATGGCGATCCCGCTGTCATGCCCGGACCAGCCGATGATGTTATCAAGCTGCATTCGCAACTCGGTGATGTAGGACAGGTTGAGTTCCGCGAAGTCGCACGGGTAGGACGCGGTACAGTGCAGGAACGCCGCCATCGGCGCGTGTTCCCAGGCCGTTGCAATGTCGGTTCCCAGACATCCCCCCGTCGAGATGATGAGCGGCAGGCCCGAGCGCGTGGCGTGGTCAATCAGGGCCAAGTCCGTCACGGCACCCGAGGGGAGCTTCAGCCCGTCGAACCCGGCCGCCACGATGTCATCCACGGCCCCCTCGTCAAACGCTGTGCAGATGGCGTCCATGCCCCGGTCGTGCGCGTGGGCAATCAGCGCCGGGTATTCGACCAGCGGCAACTCCAGCGCGGCCCGGTGCGCCCCATAGGTCGGGCCGAAGCTGTTTTCGTTGTCATAGGGCTGGTCGAGCAGCGCCTGGGTGTAGAGGGTCAGGTTGTTCCGGCGCTGGAACTTGACCGCCTGCGCCCCGGCGTCGGCGGCGGCGTCGATCAGCTTGCGGGCGATTGCCGGTGAACCTTGGTGGTTGTTTCCGACCTCGCAGATCAGATAACACGGGCTGTCGTCGGTGATGATCGTGTCGCGTATCAGGAACCTTCGCATAGGTGCCTCATCAGTCTGTCCCAGGTGTAGGGGCTGGGTTGCGGCCGCTCGGTCGGGATGGCCGTGAGCGTCCGGTAGTCGTGCGTCACGGCCTTGAGGTCGTCCGGGGTTTCGTCGCCCCAGTTGGTCACAACGGGCACGCCCGCATTCAGGGCCGCGTGGACCGTCGTGTTGTTGGCCCGCAGGCCGTCCTTGAAGAATGCGACCACGGCCGACGTGCGGGACCAGACCAGCCCGAGGGCATCATCGGACAGCGTGCCGAGGTTGCGGGCGGTTGGCCCCCAGACCGTCATCAGGTCGGGCACGCGGGACGGGCCTGCGCCTTCGTGCGTGGCGGTGCTGATCCAGAGTTCGACCGGGCCAAGGCGTTGGCGCAGGTCCGCGAAGTGGTCCAGTTCCAGCTTGTGGGCCATGCCGAACGTGAACAGGGCCGTCTCGGACAGGCGCGACGGGTGAACCAGCGCGGGCACGCCGAGGGCGGGCAGATACCAGTGCCGGCCGGTTGCGCCGACAACCGGAGCGCGGTCATGCCAGAGCACGTCAACATACGGCCACAGGTTTCCGGTCTGCACTGGGTCGTGCCATGGGAACTCGTCTAGCTCGCTCCACTTCAAGCTGTACAGCGCGGGAGCGCCCAAATGCCGCCCCACGACCCCCAGCCTACGCATCGGCACGCCCAACCGCCGCGCCAGTTCCGCCGAGAACCGGGCTACGCCGCATGTTTCCGGGTCGGTGTGGTAGCTGACGACGCAGGTCCAGGGATGGGTCATCGCGTCACCCATTCGGCCGCTGAAAAGTCTGGGCAGGTTTCAGCGCGTTCGATGCACTTCGACAACACCTCGGGATCGCTGGACGAGTACCGCAGGTTGTTGAAGTTCCAGTGCTGTTTCTGGCACCACATCTCAAACGGCTCGCCGGGCGTTAATTCGCCATACCCTTGGTCGCCCAGCGAGACGAAACAGTATTCGCACTTGTAGCAGATCTTCATCGCGTCACCCGGTAGACCAGCACACGGCCCTTGCCCTGCCAGTCCAGCAACTGCTCTTTCTCCCGGTCCCGCGTCCCTCCCATCGTCACGCACAGCGCCCGCAGGAACGACTGCGGCAGGCAGGTGATGTGGGACGGGTCCACGGTGGTTTCGTCGGTCAGGTCGTAGGGGTGCGCCGGGGCCGGGTTGAACCGGGTGGTGATGTAGACCCAACGTGAAGCAAGCCGGAACAGGTCATGCACGACGTTGCCCCACTCGCGCACGGGGACGTGTTCGAGGACTTCGCGGCAGACCACCACGTCGAATGTGCGGTCATCCTCGCTGTATTGGTCATGCGCGAAATACCACCGCGACAGGTAGCGCATGATCCTTTTCGGCACGTCATCAGGTAGCGGATTCGGCAAGTGCGGGTCATAGCCCCACGCCTTCACGTCTGCATCGCGCAGAAGCGTGGTGGAATACCCCGGCCCGCAGCCGTAGTCGAGCACGGTCAGCCCCCGGCACAGGTCCGCGAGAATGTCCGGGTGCCGCCCCTCCACGGCCCGGCGCTGCTCGAGCGTGTAGCCGTTGGCGGCGGCGTCCCACGGCACCACCACCTGGGCCTGGGCTGCGGCGTCGAGCGCGTCCACGCCCGCGTCGGCCGTGCGCGTGGCCCAAGACGTGAGCAGGGCCGTGCTGGAGTCGGTGGGCAGGTCGGCGGGGGCATAGCGCACCTCGATGCCGTTCGCCGCGCAGAACGCCGCCTCGTCAGCCGGGATGCCCTTGTCGGCCCAGTCTGCGCCCTTGAAGTAGACACTGGGGCGCAAGGCATCCAGCGCATACAGCGTCTTCTCGTAGGCCACGGCGCGGAATCCGAGGGCGACAATCGTGTTAGTGCGCGTCACCCACGGCACGCACTCCGGCCGCTTCCGTTGCGAACTGACCTGCACCACGACCTCGCCCAGCGTCCGGGCGTAGTTCAGATACGCCAGGTGTCCCGCGTGCAGCGGGTCGAACACGCCATCGCACAGCACTATCATTGTCGCCCTCCCACGGCCCGTTCGATCCAGGCCAACGCCGCCCCTGACCGGATCTGCGCCGGGGTGACGCGCAGCACGCGCCAGCCCAACAGCGCGGCCCGGTTGTACTTTTCACAGTCGTTTTGGAATCCAGCCCCGCGCCCGTGCCGGCCGTTGACCCACGTCCCGCCTTCAACCTCGACGGCCCAGCGGTCGGTGATGGGCAGGTCCGGCCAGGCGAAGTCAAACCGCCAGCGGCGGGGCGGGGCGAACACATACTCCCGCACCGGCTCAGGCAGGCCCACCACCCGCATCTGCGCGGCTAGGATCTCCTCGGGGCGGCTCATGACCGGCCCCCTGCTGCCTGCCGCCAGTTGCTGCCATAACTGGTCTTCTTCGCGGCCGGTTTCGGCGCGTCCTGCTGGCTCGCCGCGAAACTGCGCTGGTAGGGTTGCCCCGCCGCGCACGAGCATGCCCGCACGTACGTGTGCGTGTAGAGCGGGTCGCTCCGCTTGTCCGGGTGTTCACAGCGCCAGGACAGGCAGCGGTTCCGGATGGTGCATTCCAGTTCCACGATGCCCGAGTCGTCGCACTGGCTACAGGCGGGCGGCGGGACCGGCCGCGCCATCGTCATCAGAAACGCGTACCAATGCTCGTCATAGAGTTCGTCGCCGGCCGCTTTCTCGCGGGTGCGCCGTTCCCACGCCTTGACGAGCTTCGACGTGCGGGCGAGCGTGGCCGGGTCTGCCGTGCGGCGGAAACTCATGCGGACCTCCGAACGGCCGCATCCGTCTCAGCGGCCAACCGCAGGAAGCATTTTGGGGACCGACTCAGCGCCCACTGGGGCAAGTCGTCGGCCAGGAAAAAAAACCGGAACATGGCCCCGAGGTGGTCGAGGTTGTCGCCGTAGGTCGAGGCCAGTTCCTCGAGCGCGGCGTAGTCCCGCTGGGGGTTGGGCCGGAACCGTGCCCCGTGGTGACAGTCGGCGTAGGTCCGTTCCCAGAGTTCAGATACGGCCGTCACACGGGCCATTTCCGGCGTGGGGTCGTCGGGATCGCTGCCGAAGACATCCTCGACGGTCAGCGGCTTCCTCACGGCGGGCTGTGGAACGGCCGATAGTCCCCCGGTAGGGGGATTAGGGGGTACTTCTTGCTTCTGTACTCTGCTTCTGCTTGTGTCCACACTGTCCACATTTCGGCCAGTTTGTCCACACTTGTCCACGGCGCGATATTCGGCCTGCTTCGCCCTCTTGTACTCTCTTCGCTCGATTTCGCTCAGTTTGGCGCGGTATTTCGCGTGGTTCAGCAGCCTCCAACCCCCATCCTGCTCTTCTACCCTGCGGCCGTCGAACTCCTTTGAGCGCGAGTCAGGGTCGGGGGCCATCAGCTTGGCCAGAGCCGCCCGGGTGCCATCAACCGAAATGCGCGAAAAGTCAGCCAAGCCCGGGACGGAAGCCTCGACCACGCCATCCTTGTCGGCCATCGCCAGCATCGTGATCCAGACGATCCGCGTGTCGTTATCCTCACGCCAGATGGTGGACCCGATGATGGACGAGAACAGTTTGGTGTATCCGCTCATGGACCACATTATATCACACCTTGTGGACCTTTATGTCCACGCCTGTCCACAATGGTCCACAATTATTCCTTCCCCCACGTCCGCGCCCGCTCCTCGCCCTCCAGCACGTCGATCCGTGTCTGGAGCCGGGTGATGGTGTCGATGGCCATGAGCAGCGTTTTGTCGTCGCCGCCGAGTGCATTGAGGCCGTCAACGTGTGCGTGCTGTCGCAACGAGGCCATCTCATTCAGCAGGTCCAGCGTGTCAGCGTCCATGCGTCACCCCTTGTGCCGGGAATCCTGATACGCCTTTTCCCACGCGTACCAGACCGCCCACATCCGCCGCACGGCGAGGAAGTCCTCGAACTTCTCGGTCCAGTTCGGCACGTCGCGCACCTCGAACACGTCCCCGACCTTCTTCGGCACGCGCACGATCAGCCCGCCGTCCGGGTCGCCCTGGCCCATCTCGCGCATGGCGGCGATGTAGGCCGCCACCTGCAAGTCATACTCCGGGTAAATGGCGCTGCTCGTCTTGAAGTCGATCACCACCAGCCGCCCGTCCACGCGGCCGTACACGTCGAGCGTGCCCGCGTAGCCGTGCAGTAGGGACCAGACAGGCGTCTCGAGGAACACCGGCTCCAGTTTCACGCTGGCCGCCCAGTCCTGCCACTGCGTGAAGGCTACGATGCCCTCGGTGGTCGTCTTGGGTTCCGGGCCGACCACCTGCCCCATCTGCCGGCGTAGCGTCCACTCGGCCAAGGCGTGGACCTGGGAGCCGATTTCCGCCGCCTTCGCCAGTGTGCGCTGATGCGCCTTCTGCTTGCTCAACCGGCTTTCAAGCGTGGCGGCGTAGGCCATGCGGGACATTGGTGGCGTCGTGGCGAGGTCACAGTAGAGGTCCGCCGCCGCCTCGAGGACCGCCTCCCGCTCCTGCTTGGCCGCCCAGTTTACCAGGGCGGGCTTCGACAGGCAGGAGAGAATGTGCGTCACGGACGGCAGCAAGAGTCCGGGATGTCCCGGCGGCTCGTAGAACCGGCCATACGCGGAATCGTGGCGCTTGGGTGCGGGCATGCGTGGCTCCTCAGAACGGAATGGCGTCCACGGATTCATCGGCGGACGCGGACGCCGCGTGTCCCACCCGGTCCTGTTCGCGCACGTAGTCGAGCGGGGCCAGTTTGATCGCGCCCCGGCTGGCCGGCACCACCGCCTGCACGTTGGCGAACACCTTGCCCTCGTCGCTGGCGTTGTGGACGATCTGGATCTGGCAGTTCGCGCCGAGGACGGCCTCGAGGTCGAAGCCCTTGAGTTCGTCGGCCGTGAATTTCCGCGCCCGCCACGTCTCGAGCACCTGGCGCAACTTCGCCTTCTCGCTCAGGCTGGCGGTGTACCATGCCCGCACTTCGTACCGCTTGCCGGTGTCGGGGTTGGCCTCATCGATCTGCCAGCGCAGTTCGACCTTGGCCTTGCGGCCCCACGGGGTTTCCTGTTCGCCCTTGTCGATGACATCGACGCAGACGGCGGGCCACAACCCCTCAGGGGCGGGCTGGAACTTGCTTTCAGGTTCACGCACGGTGATCGGCATACGTCCTCGCAATCGTGATCGGGTGAGTGTGAAGCTCCCGCGCCCAGGCGTCGTAGTCGGCCTGAAAGCAGGTGTAGTGGGCGATGGTGTCGTTCTCGAGCAGGAGCGGTTCGGCGTCCTGCACGGTCACGGGGTCGGCGCAGTAGGCGCAGTCCCCGAGGGGCAGCGCGGCGTAGGCGTCAGGGACGGCGTGGGCGTTCATTCCCGTTCCCCCTTCATGTCATGGTCGGCCCGGTCTGCCGCGTCATCGGCGGCGTCCCAATCATCCTGGCAGTCCTGGCAGCGGTCAGGCTCCGAGCCGTCAAACACCCAGAACCCGCCGCCGCACGCGATGCAGCGGATGTAGTCGGTCGCGCCCTTTGGCGCACAGCCCCCGTCGTAATTCCCGCGCTGGCACATCTCGCGCCCCCACTATCTAATATACGCTTATGCGCGGAATTGTCAACGGCTAGTCTGAAGTATTTTCGCCGGGGTCAGGTTCCGGCTCGGGCGTGTCCGGTTCCCGCCGGTAGCTGATGGTGCCCCACGTCCCGCAGCGCGGGCAGGACCAGCGGTCTTCGGCCTCGGGGAACAGGCGCGGCTCAACCAGCGCCGGACCGCCGCAGACTTGGCACTTAGTCACGGTTGGCCTTGCCTTTCTCGTTCGCCAACTCCAACAACACGTCAGCGTGGCAGGGTTGGTCAAGTGGGCACCAGCAGGCGAGATCCTTGCCGCGCAACTCACGCCTCACGTCAGCCAGCGTGGTCGGCGGCCAACCAGGGATCTTCCCTTTCGGCCACTTATCACAAGGCACCGACCACCACGCTCCGTGTTCGTGGAGATGTCGCCTAAAGCTATCGACAAGGATGCTGGGCGCGACGCCCGAGAATGGGTTTCCCCACTTCGAGCCGCGCCCGACGTAGACCGCGCCTTCGGGCATGCGCCAGTCCTTTGTGCGCTTGCGCTGGATCCGCTTCGGCATCACGCCCCGCCTCTCATGCTGCCCCGGATGTCGCCAAGGATGAAGATGAGGGCCGCGATCAGGAAGATCACCCATGCCCGCCAGTCCTTGGCGCAGAAGTCCTTGCCGACGATGTTCTGAAGCACCGAACCGAGCAGCGCCATAAGCGTGATGTAGCCCATGTAAACAGCCGCGAGTTTCACACCCCACCGCCTTTCGCGTTCCGGTCGTTGATGACTTCCCACATCCGGCGAATCGTCGCGGCCTGCGCCTGGCACTGCTCGACCACGACGCAGCCCCGGCAGTCCTGGCCCTGGGCGTAGCCATAGCGGTAGCCGACGCGGTAGGCGCCGACCAGCGCGATGAACAGGCCGAGTAGGGCGCTGGTCCAGGCTTCAGGCGTCACGCTTGGCCTCCCACGCCCCGCAGCGGTTGCCTAACGTCTCGCACCTTGTCCAACTCTCGAAACGTGTGCCTTGGTCGCTGACCTCGACGTGCTTGGTCAACTCACAATCCCCATATCCATCGGTG